CTTGCTCAAGAACACGACCATTATCGTCATTATCTGTTGCAATGTATATTTTTGATGCCTCATCGAATACATCATAGCAAGTAGTTAAGCACTCCAGTTTCTTGTCAATACTTTTATCGCCCTTATTTGGCGCACCCATATTAACAGAGGTATGAAACGAGACCCCTGCAACTTCCCATGAAAGAGAATCAAACTCTCCCTCGCATATAACAATACTCTTCTGACCTTTAACACCATCGTAATTGTATATGATTGGTTTGGCATCTTTAGCCTGAATAAAGAACTTTCCGTCAACACCACGCTTTTTGTAGTTTACAAGTTCTCCGCCCTTTATGTAAGGAAACACAATAAACTTATCATCAGTAGATGAAGCAATCTTGTTTCGCTCTATAACTTCATCTGTAATGCCTCTGTCATTGAGAAACTTCTTTCCTTTGGCACTTAGTTTCTTGATTCCTTTTCTCGTGGGTTCAACGTATGTTTTATTCATTCTTATTGTTTCTTTGATTGTGTTTTTAACTGTTCCATAAAATCCGCATTTGTGGCAATTATAAATGCCCTCTACAAGATTTATTGACAAGCAAGTGTCTTTCCAATTCTCCTTGCCAATAGACTTGCATTTAGGGCATCTAAGTTTTTGTTGAGGCTCGTTTCCCTTCGGTTCAATGCCTATTTTCAAAAATTCTTCTACAAACATTTGGTTATCTCGTTTTTTATTTGTTTTTTTTATATATATAACATGATATATGTTTTATAACACGATATATCTTTTATATAACACGACATATATTTTTTATATAACAAGTCATATAATAATCAAGATATAACATGATATATAGATATGTCATGTTATAGTTTAAAACTTGGGTTGACATAAATCTTTCTCTGCTTTCCGTCATTCCCAATACTTCTTGTTTCACGTCTAATAAAGTCGCTACGCTCAAGTCTATTTAAAATTCTATATAAAGTCCTGTCTTTAAGTGATAAAGTGTCGCAAATGTGCTTATTTGAAGCGAAACAGTAACCCTTGCCTTTACATAACGACTTAACATACGACAATACAGCTTTCTCGGTAAATGTAAGTTTATCCATACCCTCTAAGTTTACCTTAACGTATTTATAATTCATAGTGATAAAAAAGGGGGGCAAAGCCCCCCTCGTTATTTAGAACGGAAGGTCTGCGTTTTCTTCGACAACCTCCTGTTTGGCTTGTGGTTTACTTGGTACAAACTCATCAATGAATACAGTATGTGTGTTTCCATACATATCTGTCTCTCTCATCTTTCCAATAGTAAGGGCAAGATAACGCTCTCCGTTTTTATGCTCCTTAAAGAAATCTTTAATCTTAGATTCTGCGATTGAAAAATTAACTAATTCTGCGCCATTCTGCGCTTGTTTGCCTTTACCGACATACTTCTTGTTGTTCATAATTTATTGATTTAATAATTGTTCTTCTACTTTTTTACTTACTTTATACTTCTTTCTAATATCCTTCATAGTGAAGCCATCTTTGATAGCTTGTATCGCCCTTGAAAACTTCTCTGTATCTTCTGGATTCAACCATTCAAGTTCTTCATCTACTGATATATTAGGCGATTTTGTAGGGATATTCTTCTTTGTATTATCCAAAGTGTCATTATCCTTCGTGTCATCAATTAGAAACAGTCCATTTAAGGCATACTTTCGGGCATAAGATGAACTTGTGCCAAATGATTGCGCTATATCCATACCCTTTTTATTAGGCTCGATACCAGCTTGTGCTTTAACCTCAATCACTCCTTCCATATCCTTAAATTGTGCAGTAGCCTCAACATAAGAGATTCCATTATCCATTTCAACTATAACATCAGAAATGGTAAGAACAACCTTGTGTTCTATTAATAGGGGTTTTAATCCCTCCAGTATATCCTCACAACTTCGATATTTATATTTACCGAAACTGTTATATTGATTTTTAGGTGCTTTCAGTCTCCCCTGAATGTCAACCAGTTTTTCATATATATTCATAGTGCAAATATATAAATTCCAACTGACATTACAAAATAATATCGAAATTATTGAAGTTTTCTACGTATTTATTCGTTGTCGAAAGCCTAAATGCCCTCTGACCGTTGTTGGGCAGTATGAAGAATCCATTGTATTTTTCATGCCATACAGCAAAAAAATCTACATCTTCTTTAGAGTAATAACCCTTTCCGTTCTTTATTTCTATTTGAGGTATCTTTTGGTTGCCCTGTGAATATCTACCATCAGACATATACTTCACTTGAACCTTGTATAATATGCTTTTTCTCTCAAGTATGCAGTCATAGGTGGAGGCATCTAATAGAGGCATAGATACGTTAAAGCCCTTCTCCATAGCCATTGTTGCAAACTTATACTCAGCAAAGCAACCCTTTTGATTTATATTCATGCTACTAATATACGAAAAAGGGGCGGAAAAACCACCCCTTCTGACTAAAAACAAATGAAAACAGGATAAAAACAGAAAAATACCCAGTACAAATATACCCTATTAGATTCACAAAGGGGTATTAAATTCACAAAAGTTATTAACGACCTTGTCCTCTGTACTTTTTCTTATAACCCCTTTTACCAACAGAAGCATTCTTTGAATGTACGTTTGGTCGCTTACTTCTTGCAGAGGGTGTAAATACGTTAATTATTTTCCTTGCCACCCTTTTTGCCTTTTTCCCAGCTTCTTCCAACAAAGTACGCACCATAGACTGTAATGAGTAATGTTTGAAAAATAGGGATATATTCTTTCTGTATGCTAAACTCTCCAATGTTTCCATCGGTAAATGCCAATAAGGTAAACATAACCGTAAGAAAGACCATAGTAAGCGGTCTGATGTTCTTTGACAAAAAGCTATCGCTTTGCATATCATACTTCCAACGCTCTGTAACTTGTTCTTGGGCATCTTTATCTGCTTCTTCTAATAGTTCTTGTATCTTTTGCTTAGCTTGTAAGCGTTCTTCATCGGTTGTAGTAACCTTGTCTATGATATTTCCAATATCCTTTATTAAACCGCCTGTAATTAAGTTAAATAGCTTTTTCATGTATTCTAATTTGAAATTGCATTATAAACAAATAAAGATTAAACTCATCAAAGGGATACTCCTCGTTTTTAGGGTAATAACTCATACCGCCTATAAACGATGTTGGAAATAAAGAAATTATTGCTACACTTATCATTAGTAAGTCCAGATTACATTGGCATCTTTGTCTTTATCAATATCAATATGAACAAAGTTATCCGCAATGCCAATACGATTTATGCCTACCTCCAAAATTGCATTTATTAACTTAAAACGCATCCTTGAATTTCGTACAGCAATATCAACAGCTAAACCTTTTGTATGGCTGCTTCCCTCAACTCCGTTAATAGCCTCATTATGAGCTGGAGTTCTGAAGCCAGATGTGATAATAATAGGCTCTCCCACAAGCTCTCTGATTTCATCAAGCATTGAAAGTAACCCCTTATCCATCAACTGACCACTACCTTGTACATCAGGGCTATCAAACTCGCTGTAATTAAAGTACTTCACTTTTTATTTTTTAGTTGCCACCACTTTTGTACGGTATATCCAATAGAAACTACTAATAGCAATAATTTTAAACCATCTTCTATAAGGTCAAATGTACTGACTGTTATCGCTGATAAATTTAGCAAATATATTCTAAGAGTAGTCAAGTCCATTTTATTATTCGTTAAAGTTTCTGCCTAAAAATGTGTGAACACCATTTCCCTCTACTGTTATTTCATAAGAACCCCAACCATAAGGACTTTTGTCTAAACCATCCCAAAGTACGTCTATTGAGTATTTATCAGATGCCACTCCTTCGGTTTCTATATTGCCTTCTGCATCAAATGTAGGCTCTGTAATCCAAAGATAACCTAACTTTACAATAGTGTGGTTTGCCTCTAAATAGCTTTCGCCTGTTACATCGTCTGTAATGTGTGGCAAGGCTGCAATCTTTTCTTCTGCCTGTTCTTGTGAGTTAAACTCGTATTTCTTAAACAGTTTCATTAGCTTGTAAGTGTTATTAGTTCTGCATCTGATAGTGCTTCATTGAATATCATTAATTGATATACTTTTTTTTGGTTTTTAAATAACCTACTACTGTCATTATAGCTAAAAAATATACCGTCTAAATCTGTTGCAAAACTTACCGTACCTGTTGAAGAACCTAATAAGCTACCATTTAGATACGCCTTACAGTCGCCTGTTTTGTATTTTACTGCTAATTTGTAGCGTGTGTTTGGTTGTGATGCGCCTGTGGTATTATTTCCTATACTTTGTGTAGTCATTCCACTTCCTTGTACAAAAACCCTAAATTGGCTACGGTAGTTATCTATACTTATACCCTCGCTTATGTCGGCAGCTGTACCCACCACAAAAATATCCCTTAAAGCATCTGTACTACTATCTGTTGTGGTTTCGTATAAATACTCAAAATCTATAAATACTGTACCCTCTGTTTGTCCTATTATGTTTTCTAAACCACTCGCTACTTCATTACTATCTGCTGTCCTTGTAACTGCGATTCCGCTTGTTGGTATGATGCTTGTGCTGTATGTTCCTGCCTCTAATTGACCGCCCCATACTAAAATATCAATAGGGTTGCTTTGTGTTCCATAACCTGTATTTACACCCAAACCGCTATAAGCATCAAGTCCACTCGTTGTACTTCCTATAGTTTCTATTCTAGTCCATTCGTTTGTAACGGTATGTAGATTTGTTGTACTATTTCTTCCGTAAAAAGCAACTGTTTGATTGCTACCTGTATTACTTTTAACATATACTGTACTTGAATAACTACCTGTGAAAGCTGTTGTAGATGCTAATAAAAGTGTAGCATAACCACTACCACTTACACTTGCTTGTAGTCGTGTAGCTTCATTTGACCCATCAGGTGCAGTTGAATAATTAGCAGTTGTTGTAACTGTTCCATTTGATATTATTTCTGCCCATTGACTTGCATCGTTACTATTCAAAGTATAATTAGTCCTTGTAGGCTCTAAAAGTAAATGTGGGTCTTGTGGATTGTCAAAATCATAATTCAACCTTGCTTGGTTCGCTACTGTGCTTTCTATAAGACCGTCTTTGTTTACTCGTGTGGCATCCGCATCTGCTGATACTGTAAAATCGCCATCGGCAGTATTAGGCACAACAGAGTATAGCGTACCACTTTTATATCCGCTTGGTATCTGTACTAAAGTTGCTTTTTTATATATGTCAGCAATAGCCATTATTCATCTGTTACTTCTTCTTTACTCTCGTTGAATATCTTTACTATTTCTTGTACCTGTGAGATATGAGCAATAGGTAATGAGTTAAGAATTACGTTTATACGTTGTATTTGTTCGTCTGTAATTTGCATAATTTAAATTTTTTATTCAGGCAAATCTACATAATCTTCTTGATAGTCTAAAGGCAAATGAGCTTCCATATCAGATATTTGTTCACTTGTCAATTCATCTTTATAAAAGTCGTTAGCAAGTACCCACTTAAAGTGTTTCTTAATAGCCTCTGCATTTTCCCCTTCGCCTATCTGTGCTAATTGGTCAGGTATTTGACTTGTGATAACTTCTTTGTGGCTATCAGGTGTGTTTTCTGATGTAATTGTATTTCTAAACATTATTTATTTTTTAATAATTCCACTTCTGCTTTTAACTCTTTTATAGCTTGTACAAGAACAGGTATTAGCCTACCATAACTTGCTTCTAATCTATCAGGATTACTATCGTAAACAAGTTGTAAGTTTTCATCATCTACCTCTTGTAGTTCTTGAGCGATAAATCCTAAATCTTTCTGACCTACTTTAGCACCATCACGCATATTCCAATCGAATGTTACAGGTTGTAATTGGCTAATCAAGTCAAGACCATAAGGAGATGGTTGTATATTTGTTTTATCTCTACTATCAGATAGAGCAGATATTGTTTGTACTTGACACCTTAAAGCAGATATACTCGAATTTCCTAAAGTTATTTCGTTTGAAACAGTTGCTGAACTTGCATCTGCGGTTGAACCTATTATTATATTATTAGCACCTGTTGTTGTTGCATCGCCTGCTTTGCTACCTATAAAAGTGTTATTAGCACCTGTATTTAATCTTCCAGCTTGATACCCTATATTTACATTATCGGTTGACGTTGTTGCGGTATATCCAGCTTCGTAACCTAAGTTTGTGTTATTTATACCTGAAGTTTGTGAATAACCTGCTTGGTAGCCTATTGAGACACCTCCCGCAGCGCTAATATTTGCTTGGGCTTGGTAACCTATTGATACTGTGTTATTGGCATTTCCAGTTCCACTTTGAGCGTTTTTTCCAATAATAACAGACCTTTGTGAAAAACCAAAGCCCAAAGCTGTCGACCCAATAGCAACAGTATCATAACTACTCCCTGAACTAAAACCAGCAGCGCTGCTACCAATAAAAACACCTGCGCTACCATTATTCATACTATTAGCCGCTCTATATCCAATAGCAACAGCGCCATTAGGAAAACTACTAACAGCTGAACACGCGCTTCTACCAATTATAACAGCACTACTAATAAGCCCACTGCTAAAACCAGCGGCTTCCGAACCAATTATAACACTATTACTACTAGAAGCATTAGTACTATCGCGTAGTGCTTTATTACCTATTACAACATTGTCAGTTTGCGTAGTTAAAGAGCTTGCAGCTGAAGTACCTATTAAAGTGTTTTCATTACCAGTTGTTAAGTCAAGCCCAGCACCAATACCTAAAGTTGTATTATTTTGAGGATTACCAGAAAGACCAGCTGGAATAGTTCCAACATACTCTGAAGCTGTATCAATAAGCACATCACTTAAATCATTTAAGCTAGATGCTCCGCCGCCACCTAAATTATCAGGTGCTATTCTTACGTTGTCCGTTCCGTCATATCCAACAAGAAAATCAACATTTGCGCTATCCGTTTTGAGTGTAAATTCACTAAATTTTTTATTTGCCATTTTTTTACTCTTCTATAATTATATTATCTCCATTTTCAGCTATAAGAAAATCTCCATTTTCTGCTATTACTCTGTTAAGGGTTTCTGCAATACTTTGGTAAATACTACCCCAAGTGCTGCTTACAAACCCCCAATACGTTGTTTCGTAAATCTTTCCGTACGACATTTTTATCTTTGTTTAAATAATATAAAAGTTTATTTTCGTTATCTTTCTTTGGTTTATATTTGCTTACAGCATCCATCCGTTAAATAAAGCGTTTTTATCAGGATATATCTCCTCATTGTTATTTGAATAATACTCTGGAAATTTACTCGGTGCGTTGAAACTTAAATAGTCAATCAATCTCTGTGTATAATACTCCGCATAATCCCTCTCCTTTGCTATAAGCGAATCAATCTCTTGCTTATCAGCTAAACTACTGTTTTCAGAATTGTGCTTATAAACGCCACCATTTGCAATGGTATATGCTGCAAACGGAAGATACTCAACCATAGCATAATGAATTAGCATCGGCTGAACATAATCGTTTACTAAATCTAAATAATCGCCTGACAACGTACCAGCAAGTATATCTGCGCTAATCTTGTTATACAAGTCGCTTCCCAAATAGTTCTGGATGTGAATCTCTTGTGCAATCTTAACAAACTGTATAAACTTATCTGTATCAACACTACCACTTAAAGCAGTATTCTTTATAAGGTCATCTCTTTTTATAAATATGGCTGTTGGCATTATTCTATATTTTCAATTTGTTCTTCTACCTTCTCTTTAACTTCTTCCTCTATATCCTTTTTAATGCCTGTTTCCTTCTCTATCTCTGCTTCGCTGATAGCGTTAGTCAAGTCGGTAAATTCAAGCGGTTGTAAGGTCTTAAAATAGATGTCAAGCTCAATTCCGTTGTATTCAAGTATCTTTTCAAGTTCATCAAGAATAGTAACCTGCATTGGTCTGATAACTGTGTTATCCATAAGAACAGAAGCGGTCTGCAATTCCTCTGCATTATTACCAAGACCAGAAGTATCTTTAATGCCAACAAGCATCGGAGATACAATTCGGTGTGATACCATTACTTTACGCATACTTTCATCAGATAAAAACTGATACTGCTGGTGGGCATCACTAAGTTGTACTGGCTCAATAGTAGCAGCCAATTCCTTGCTATCATTAAATGCCAATATGAAACGACCAGCATTTGAACTACCGCTAAATTTATTGATTCTGCTTCGCTCTATGGCGTCTCTCTGCTCTGGGTCTGGCGTACCATTATTGAAGTTAATAAGCATTGATGGACTTAATCCATTCTGAATGTTATTTATGTGGTAATTAGCAATCTCCTCTTCCAATTCGGCATACTGTAAACCACCCTGATAATCTACTGGAGAATAGTATTTATATCCAGCACGATATGGCTTAATGTAAAGTATCTCAATAGGCGAGTTAGAATAACCAAATGCAGGTATTCTTTTTAATTTGTCGCTTGGCTTTGCTTCAGACCAATTAGAATGATAGTAATATGCCTCTATTTCGCCTTTAGAGTTGCATTTCTCGGCTCTTAACGTCTCAACTGGTATATGCTCTACCTGAGCAATTTTACTGCGGTCTTTTGTGTATATAACTTGAATTGCAGCTTGACCCATCATTTTGTAGTCGTGGCATATTCTCTTAATTACGTTCTTCTTTAGAAGTTCTTTCATCTCGGCATAGTCAGATTCATTCTCTCTACTATCAGTAGCGTCTAAACCTCTACCATATATCATTTCAGATATACCATTAATCGCAGCGTTATTGGTTGGAGAACCATTATATCTATCTATTAGGTAAGTGAAATAATCATTGTCCTCTCCATAAGCAACAAAGTCATCATTATAGTATTCCTTTATCTCTGGTCTCGAATATGAACCGAGTTGTACTATGTGTATTTTACCCTCCTCCTTCTTCTCTACGGTGGGTCTATTCTTTGCGTAATGCCTTACTTTTTTAGCCATTATATAATTATAAAATCGTTATCGTGGGAATCCTCTATAACATAGTCATCTTTACCCACTTCATATTTATTGTAATCGGTCTGGTCTGTACAGAATACCAATCCCTTATACTCTACATCACTACCATCTTTTATCGTTATAGAATAAAATCTACCTTCTTTTAGCTGATTAGAACCGCTTAAAGTAATTGATATTTCAGATACTCCGTTAGTTGTCGTTATACTGTTAGCACTAATAGTAGCAGACGTTCTCTCGGATTTATCGTACAAAACAATATCTACCGATGATGGTGATGAACGCAAAATAGCATTAAGCGTTTGTGGTGATGTAGATGTCGTTAATACATGCATACCAAAGTAATAATTAAAGCGTTATTTGTTTCAAAGACACAAAAAAAGGGGCAATAAATGCCCCCTATTAGATTCACAACCCTATTGAATTTATGAAGGGTCTCTTTGAGTAGATTCAGTAGCAGTAGCACTTGTCATTCCTGCGAATGGGTCGGCATCAGTAGCTCCATCAATAAATGAAGGCATACGGATTTCGTTTGCAGTAAGTGTTAGTGTATATCCGTTTAAATCTCCCATAGCAGTACCAGTTACAGCAGTACCACCTGTTACATCAGCACCATTATCAGCACCAACCAAAAGGAACTTGTCATCGAATGTTTGAACAATAACGTGAGGTCTGCCATACGCTAATAGTTTCAATTCTTTGTTGTCCTCTTTAGTTAGCTTGAATAATGTTGCACTTACAACTTGCTCGAAGAATGTTGTTCCATTCTCCATAGAAGATGTAATGTTTGTTTCAAGAGAAGAATTACCCTTTACATCATAGGTGTGGTAGGTAAAAGTTCCTGTCATATCAGTAATCTCGTCATTAGAACCTATTGTAAGCGTTCCTAAATCTCCAAAATCAACAAAATGAAGTTTCTTAATGCCGCCAACCGCATCTTTACAAGGTCTTAATCTTCCTCCAGTTAAATCACAAGCCATTATTTATATTTTTGAGTAAAAGGGGCAGGGTTAGCCACCCCTTTTGATTGAACAATTATTATGCTAAAGTCTGAAGAACTAGGTCGCTACCGATTCCGTATTGTACACCAGCAGTATATCGCATGATTACACGTACGTTTTGGCTACCATCAAGGTCAGCCATGTCGATAACTTTTACTTCGTTGTGGTCAGACAATAGACCAGTACCAAAGTAGATGTTAGATGCCTCTCCAGCAACAATGTGGTCAGATGGCATTCCTGGAGCGTGTTGGATTTTAATACCCTCAAAAGAAAGTGCATTCCCTTGATTGTA